AAGGCTTGCGTTGCTGGATCCTCCTTCGAAAACATTTGTGTTAGACGCAATTGTTCTCCTTGTGAATGTATGGAATGAAGCGCAGGTTTGTCCTGTTTGGTTTTTAGTATATAAGGGGGCTTTTCTCTGGATAAAAGCAATCCACTTCCTTTTGCTTCTCTATAATGAACCCACTTTCTGTATTCACTGTGGCAATGATTTAATGCGGCCATCCAAAATCGGTGGGGATTGTGGGTTTTTTCATAAGCCAAGGCCCATACAAGTTGCGCATAACTCACCGCGTGCGATTTGCAAAACGAATACAAGACAAGATAATCCAATTCACTCATCAATGTATCTTGAACAGATCTTAAAATTCCCTTTGAAATTAATCGCTGACGAAATTCTATACGACCTTTTGGATTTCCTTTCGCAAAGACTTTTCTCCACTTATCTGCTTCAGCGGCATCACAGCCAAGAGCTTTCTGGACAATAGCGATTGCGTCATCGTCAAAGATAATCTGTTTAGATAGAGGATCATTGGATTCTGCTCCATATCTCCACCGTTCTAAGAACTCTCGCTTTCTTCCTTGCGTCGCTGCCGCAGGACGAATAAGTGCGAGTAAAATGGCAATATCATCCATATGACGAGGACGCATTCCAAGAAACAATTTGCGCATTCCACGACTTTCCCCAAAGGTTAATCCCAGATTGTTTCCTTTGGCTAACATTCGTTCTGTCATTGGATCTCGTTCAGGATAGTCTAGGAGACCACGAGGTTCTACTTGGGCCTCTACAAGTTGAGCAAGGCCGCGGTTGCTCAAAATGTCTATTTTAATGTATCCTTGATCTTCTGTTTCATCCTTGTTCAAATGAATTTGTTGAAGAATGTCCTCGGATTCCAAAAGCAATTCTTCAGGGACTTTTCCTTCTTCCTCAAAGATTACAATTCCTCCACAATGTTTGCTGTAGTTCTTCAGAGTTCCCGTTTTTTCTTTTGTCATCTGTTTCACTTTTTGTTGATCTTCTTTTTCGGGTAAGACTTTTTCAACCGAGAATTGTCTGAAATTCAAACTCCGCAAGAGTTTCTTTTCTTTGCGAGAACGAAGTTCTAGAATGGGAGAAAGTTTTTCCGTATAAATTTCCTTTGCGGATTCACGTTTTGCGACTTTTTCGCCATATTTTACGTGGTTGCTGATCCGAGCCACCATATTCGGCCATCTTCTTTCTATGTGTTCATAGAGTTCTGCTCTACGATTGTAAGGAACATCTATGTCTATGTCTGGAAGATCTGTTCGTCCACTGTTCATAAACCGAGCCAACTCTAATTTATAATGAATGGGGTCGATTTCTGTAATTCCCATCAAGAAACACACGAGCGAGGATCCTGCTGATCCACGAATGATGTGCGGAATATTGAGTTTCTTTGCGATTTGTAAAATCTCATAGACTTGTTGGAAGACTTTGGTAAATCCAAATTTTTCAATCAGAGCAAATTCTTCCTCAAGACGCTCTCTATACACTCTATCGTCAGGAGACCTTCGTTGAAAATACGGTTCCAAACTTGTTTGCGCATTCATAATTTGCCTTCTTTCATACTCTATCTGCGATCAATTTTTAGACTCTTCTCTAATATCCATATCGCAAATCCCGCTCTAAATTATCAGAATAACTTTCTCTTTGTTCTCCTATACGTGGCTGTAAAATAAACCAATCAAAATAAGGTTGGTATCGCTTCCACCAGATATCATTGTGGTAACTGATATCCTTCTTTCCTGTCTCTTTATAAGTATCTTCTAAAAGCTTTGTAGATTCTGTATAGGATTCAAGAAGAACAGGAGCAAACTCTTTCGTAATAAGATAAGCAGAGGCTGTGTGCGCATCTTGAATTTTTAATAAAAAAGCGTGCTCTGTAGGCGTTACGAGTTGTGCGACGCCTGCGAGCATAATACAATCAAATACAACCTTTTCCTCAAAAATTGCTGAAAGAAGAAGATGGGCATAGTCAATGTCTACATTGAACGTAAAGTCGTCTTCAAGAATCAAACAGGTTTTATGAGGGGATTCTAAAAAGGTCTCAATGGTCTTCTTGTGAGCCAGCCCACATCCTAGAATCCCAAATCCAGGTGTAGGAACACCTGGGATCCGAACTCGTTTTTCTTGTGGGACCCCTAGTTTGTCCAATTCAGATTCAATTTGAACTCTCCTATCCGTTCTTCTGTCTAAGTTAATATAATAGACACAATCTATGTGTTCCATTTTCCTTTTGTTTAGGAGGATTTTTCTACAAACCGTTCAAACGCAGCAGCCTTCTTAAAAATGTATTCTTGCTTGTGGTGATGCGGAAGACTGCGAAACATATGGAATAAAACATCCATATGATCTTTGAATGGATTTAAATTCGCCGCATTCGGATGCCATAAATGGACAAGAGGAATTCTGGGATCTTCAGAAAATCCAATCGAATGGAGCAACTCAAGTTTTGCCCAAAAGAAAGCATCTTCAGCTGCGTATCCAAAAAACAAATGAGGGTCGTGACCTCCAACACTCAAATAGGCTTCACGAGAAATGGTAATACTTCCACCTTTTGCTCCTGGAGCATTTCGTGTACAGTGAGTTTCTACCTCAAATCCATTGTGGAACCAAGAAGGATCTTGAAGAAGTTTTTCACTCGTTGGCTGGCTTGTCTGCCATACAAAACGATCTGAATAGGTTTGAAGAACAGGAGTCTTTGTTCGCTCCAGATTTCTGTGGAGCTTTGCCCAGAAATCCTTGGGCACCAATAAATCATTGTCGTGGCAGATATAATACTTGGCTTTGGATCCATACAAGAATCCAATATCAAAACACAATCCACGATTGAATTGTCCAAGAGGCGATGTGTTTGCCGCAATCATTGGAACGTAAATCCAAGCAAGCCCTTGTTGTTCCGCATATTCTTTATACGTGGGGGCCTCACTGTGTTCCACTAAGACAATTTCAGTAGAAATAGACGAACTTGACTCCTCTTTCAAACGCTGAATCGTTGCTTGGAGAAGGGGAAATCTACCGCGACACGGCAAGATAATGAGAAAGTCAAGAGAAGGTCTTTGAATAGGAATGCAAGCCGATTTCAAACGATTTTTTGCATCATATCCTTCTTGAATTTCCAAACGTGTTTTACAGTCGTTTAACGGGCTTTCATTGTTGTAAATATATAAAATATCAGGAATATTTGAAATATTCTGAGAGGATGCTAATTCAGCAATCGCTAGATTGAAGACTTGATCTGCTGGAGCTCTATCTTCAAGAGCCCCGTCAAAGATTAGGAGGTCACGAGGGACAGCTTTCCACAAGAAGGCTTTTCCAGTAAAAAAATGACTAAAGATCCAAGGCGCATCACGAAACCCTCTTCCTCTTGCCTCACATTCCAAATGAACAGGGGACAAAGGCTTCGTGCAGTTTCCTGTTTTTCCATCGGAACACATATAAGAACCATAGGTTACCCAACATCCTGTGGATCTGTATTCTTGGACAATTCGTTCAAAAGCATTGATACTGGATAGCCAATCATCTCCATCAACAATTCCAATAATATCTTGATCGTGGAAGGTTCCTTTGTCCAAGAGTTGGAAGAGATTCCGTCCTTTGTTTAGACGTGTTGTGTTTCTAGAAAGACGAAGGCGATTGGGTTCTTTTGCTTCCCACTTATCTAAAATACGTGTGACATCCTCCATTTCTGAGCAATCATCCACAAGATGAATGACAAAGGGAATGGAGCAAACCTGTGAAAAAAGAGAGTCCAGGCATTTTTCAAGATAAGCAGGCGTTTTGTAGTGTGTCACGAACACGTGAAACGTCGGTGGCGCAGCATAGAGTTGGTCTTTGACTGCTGTATACAACAAAGTCAAAGTATTCAGATCTACAAGCGATTCCATTCTTCCTCATACATTATTCGGAGGGTTTAGATTCTATCTAAAAAGAAATACAATCTTGAACTAGATGTCGTTTGTTCTTCCTGTGAGAAAAGGTGGATTGGGAAATCAAATGTTTCAAGTGGCGGCTGCTATGATTTATGCGAGAGAAACCAATCGCACTGTTTTGCTACCCAAAGAATTTTACAATACTCATAATTCAACAAAGAGTGATTATTCCGAATCTATCTTTCGCGAATTTATTCATAGAATTGACAAAGCTCTGGATGATTTTGCGATTCACAATTTACTCCAGAATGGATTTGTTCAGCATCCAGGCCAGCCTGGCTTTGAAGACTGGTCTCCTATTCAAACGGATAGTCATATTGTGCTTCACGGATATTTTCAGAATTATCCACCAATTCAAAGGCACGAAGAACTCATTCGCAGAGTATATCAGAATGGATTACAAAATGCTGCGCTTTCCTATACACGATCTGAAACACGTGTTGGAATTCACATAAGAAGAGGGGATTATTTAATTCCTCCACACAATGAAGTTCTTCCTGTTCAACCTTTGTCTTATTATGAAAAGGCAATTCAGAATTTTCCTGCCGACACTGAATTCTATATTTTCTCAGATGACATTGAATGGTGTAGGCAACAAGATCTTTTTAAGAATCTCTTGAATAAACAATTTATAGAAGAAAAAAATGAGATCAAAGCCTTGGCCTGTATGACCACGTGCCTCGGTGGATTTGTTTGCGCAAATTCTACCTTTTCGTGGTGGGGAGCTTTTTTGGGAGCCTACGAATTCCGTAAACCAATTGTTGTTCCTTCCAATTGGTGTAAAGGTGGCGTAGGATCTTTGTTTCCTCCAGAGTGGATTTGTATTTAGGAGCGGCTTCGCCACTGTTCTTCACAGACGTTACAAATATAGAGATATTTCATATTTTGTGCGTCATACTTAATAATAATTACATCACGAGGCTTTCCTTCTGTATAGGTTTTACAAGGAGCCTTATTTGTCAGAGGATTTCCATTGGTATTCGGACAAGGAAGTGTGCTGACGTGAGGAAGAGTTGGATCTTGCCGGGTAAATTCATTCAAGAGAATCTTGTATCCTTCACTTGCTCTTTCTTGAACAATTGTTTCATTCACAAGCCCTCCCTTGTAATCCGCTTTTACGTATCCACAGGTCCGACAGCGCTGATTCAGAAAATATTGTTTGACGGTGCCTTCTGCGGGCAAATTCACGTCAGCGCTTCCTTGCTCCAGATAAAGGTAATTTTCACACTTTGGACAAAAGTTCATTGTGGCTGTTTAACTCTACAAGGTTTTTGGAATCAAATTTAGGTAGTGGTATTCGCAATCCAAGGAATATCTCTCATATATACTTTCCAATAGGATCGTCCGCCCATATTGTAAAGTATATTTCCCCAAAGTGTCTCAGGTGCTTCTTGACGTTGTCTGATTTTTTTCGCAAGTGCTTGTTTCAGAGAAGGCAATTGCTCTTCTAGTATCTCTTCAAAATTCATCCAAGGATGGTTCGCATTCTTCTTTTCAAATTGTTGAATTGTATCCAATGTATGACGAATAATCTGATGTTCAACGAAATTCGCATAATCACGATGACGGCTATCCAGAAGTGTCCCATTTGTATACGCTGGCTCGTGCGCCAATGGGTTGGAATCCAAGAGAGCCAAAATGCTCAAAAGAACAGAGCTTAGACTCTGTGAGCCTGACCAAGAGGGACCAGAAAAGGTTCCAAGAATAGACAAACAGACCTTTCCCTCCACATACAAATTGGGATGAAATCTGGTTTTTCCATCCGAGGTTAAAAACAGGACTTTGGGAGGCGCAAAAGGATAATCTGATGGAAATTGGACTGAAAATAAAAGGAGACAACCTTCATACGGTGTATCTGGAGGACCTCTTATTAATGCCTGTCCTTTCGTAATATTTGCGTCATCCATCCAATACCAAATACCTTGCTCTTGCATCAATGGCTCTTGTGCTCTTTGTATATCTTTCATTACCCTCTTAAAGGCCTGTGGAGCAATGGCCGACGCGATGTCCATCATACAGCGAGTTTCTCTTTCGTTCTTGCTGCGTTTCTTTAGACTTTTTGCGCGTCCAGCCGCCCGTAAAATTTGACCCCCTTTTCCAGTAGGAAAATGTCAAATAAACCAATGACAAGTCTTGATAAGTATTACAAACATTCTCTGTGTGGCTTCCTCAATGAGCGGATTTGTCCCAAGGGGAAGGAGGCGACTGTAACGGGTATGGGGGATCTAACTGGACGGTGGCATATTCCAGATAAAGATTATAGTCAATTTCTTGATATTCTTAATGACTATCTCTTTATTCAGCGCAACCGTGCTCTTGGCTTCGTTGAGCAACCGCGCGCCAACGCATCAAAACCTCTTCTTATTGATCTTGATTTTCACTATAAGAAGAATCAGGCACTGGAGCGTCGTTTTACAGAAGAGAATATTCGTGAATTCTGTAATTGTATCGCGCAAGCATACTGTCACTTCTTTGATATGAGTGTGTATGAAAGCCTTCGCTTCTTCGTAACGCTGAGACCCGAGCCCTATGACGCAAAGGACAAAATTAAGGATGGCATTCACATTCTGTGTCCTGATGCGCCTCTTACAAATGACAAATGGAATGTTCTTCGGAAGTATCTCCTCTCCCAAAACGTCATCCGTGAGATTTTCGGACACACTGACTATCAGAATAAGGACGAGGATGTGTTTGATCCCTCTATGGGGAGGAAGCAGGGCTGGATGTTCTACGGCGCCAGCAAATCCAATATCTCGCCTTACAAGCTAACCAACATCTTTGGATATAGTCCTGATACGAACACGTGGGAAGATGATGATATCAACAAATATTCCAGTCGCCAACTTCTTGAACTGATGAGTGTTCGTTACAGGGTTGAAGATGATATCAATGTTGTGCTGGAGGAGCGAAAGGATGACTTTGATGGGTTTCTGAATAGTTCTACCCAGCGAAATGAACAGCCTGCGGAGGAAATTGTCAATCAAGCCGCGAATCTAGTCGCAGCCAATGATCCAGTTACAAATGCTCTCGCAGCACTCCTTCCTCAAGCTGAGGGTGATGCAGATATGTTAAAGTCCATTGTGATGGACTGTCTATCGGAAGAACGTGCGGAGAGCCACGATGATTGGATGCGTGTAGGTTGGTGTCTTCACAATATCGCAAAGACTGATGAGATGTTTGATCTCTGGATGAACTTTACGAAGGAAAAGTGTCCTGCGAAGTGGAACTCTCATCGGTCTCGTGAAGTGCCCGCTCTTCGTCGTGATTGGCATATGAATATGCGGATGGAGGGTGATGGACCTCGTCTGAGTCGCAGAAGTCTGTATAAGTGGGCTCGTGATGATAATCTTCAGCTCTACAATGAAATTATCAATAAGAATGTCTGTGAATATATTCTTACGCAAACAGATGCTACACATTATCACATTGCGTGTCTAATGAAGAAAATGTGGGAAAGCCTGTATGTTGCTTCTGTAAATTCACGAAATACCGATTGGTATTATTACGATGAGCTTCTGAATATGTGGCGGAAACTCAATCAGGGTATGGAGCTTCGCCAGAAGATCTGTATTGATGTTGCTAACAAAATTCAAGATGCTGCGAACATTGCAGGCAAACGATTTGTAGATGCAACTGGGACAGAAAAGGAGCAATATGCAAAACAGTTGAAGGATTTGCACGGTATGCAAGCAAAGCTTTACAACAGTGGATTCAACGATTCCATTATGAAGATGTGCAGTATTCTCTTCTTTGAGGAGGACTTCTCTGCGAAAATCAATGTAAATCCGAATCTGCTTGGTTGTGCGAATGGAGTGCTTGAACTACGCCACAAGACTCAACACGATCCGAGAGAGCGCGTGATTTTCCGCCAGGGTCGCCCCGAGGACTATCTCAGTTATCTCACTGGAAAGAATCTTCCTGATTATCCAGCCATTCCTTACACGCCCTATGCTGAATTTGTGAAGAACAAGGATCCCCGCCTTGGAGAAATTCAGGATTTCTTCAAGAAGCTGTTCCCTCGTGAAGATCTTCGCAAGCACGTCCTGAAACTTTTGGCTGCGTGCCTGGAAGGGTGCAATAGAGAACAGCTGTTCTACTTCTTCATTGGTGTAGGCAGTAACGGTAAGTCTAAGCTTGTTCGTCTGATGGAATTGACACTGGGTGACTACCAGACTCCTCTTCAGTCCACTGTCTTCACTCGCAAGAGACCCGAGTCAGGTGCGGCGAATCCTGATCTCATTGTGATTAAGGGACGCAGATTCATTTACAGTCAAGAACCTGATGAGAAGGAGCCTCTCAATACGAGTCGTATGAAGCAGATGTCAGGTGAAGATATGATTGAGGCTCGGCCTATGTATGGCGACCAGGAGCGGTTCAAGGTTATGGGCCGTATCTTTATGATGTGCAACAGACTTCCTCCTATCAACAGTATGGACAATGGCACCTGGCGTCGCATTCGTGTCGTGCCCTTTGAGAGTCGTTTTGAAGAGGCTGATCATCCCGATCTCATTGCGAAGAAGCCCAACTTCTATGCGCGAGACAACAATCTGGATGAGAAGCTCATTAGCTGGCGTGAGCCGTTCCTCAGTCTTCTTGTCCACATTTATGAGACAGAATACATCCCCAATGGTCTCCAGCCTGAGCCTCCAGTGATCAAGCAAGAGTCTGAGCGTTACAAGGCAGATCACGACGCATTCGCCAAGTTCCGTTCAGAGCGTATTCGTGAGGGTGTGGCTCGTTATCCTGAGCTGGTCAGTGCGAGCATTACTCTGAAGGAAATTATGAAGGCTTACAATCGCTGGATTATTACATCAGGTGCGAAGAAGATGGATCTCAGAGAACTTGAGCACAGATGTGATGAGGCGTTTGGTGATTCCAGAGGCAAGGGTATATACAAATATATCCGTGTCTTCCTGGATGAGGATGATCTGGAGGAGTTTGATAAGGAGCACGATGAAGAAGCCACTGAGGAGAATGCTTAGATATAGCGATACATCAGAATAACTATTATAAAAAGAACAACTAAACCAATCCCCAACACTTTTGTTTTGTCTTCAAGAACCATCGCCATCGCCACCAAGAAAATGACATACGAAAGAAAAAAGAAGAAAAAGGTAAAGTCCTGGATCGTATAGAGTTTGTTCACTTTGAACGGATCAGGAAACGTTTCTTTTTTTTCAATGAATTCGCGGTCGGCTGTCGCAGCATCTTGCTCCGCCTTGTTAATTTCAAATTCAAGTTTTCCTTTTTCATCTTCCAGTTTACTCACCTGGTTCTGTATGTCATCAAGAGCTCGTGTTTTCATCTCATAATTTGTGATGAGAGCAGGAAGTTGTGTTGAAAATTGGTCCAATACTCTGGCTTTTCGTGTATCCCAATCATTAGCTGTGGCCATTTCTATTTGGAACTTTTTAATATGTGGAGGGAGGAGGAGCGACGGCAGGCTGAGAGTCTATGAATCCTTCACCAGGAGGGCACGTGGAACCGGAGTCGTCTTGGGCTAATGTCTTGCGAGGGTAATTACGTTTGTTCCAGTAGCGCTTATTGCGAATCTTGTTTGTATAATTGTAGCGATTATACAAGACTAAAATATCAATAACAAGAAGAATTCCCACTATAATTCCCACAACAGATTGAGATACAAAACCAAGTTTCGATACATACATCAAAGCAGCGGCCAGCGCAACTGTTACAAACAAAAGCTGGAAAACAAACAGGGTGTCCATCTTGTTGTTGTAAGACCACTCGTTGATCTCATATTGACGAGTGGCCAATTGGTTGTTGTATTTGGTTGTTCCAATCTCAGCTTCATTCTTTGTTTTGATCGCAGTGCCGAGTGTCTCAAGATCACGATTTCGCTGTTGATAGAAAAACAGAGAATGCTGTATTGCGTTATTTCTCACAGCATCTGTATAGGTTTTCTGAAAGGTCGCTTCACGATCTTTCAAGATATCATCAAGTAACTCTTGTTTCTGTGAGTTAAAATACGCTTGCTTCTGCTGCTCTGACATCCCTCTCAAGGCGGTCGTATACTGAACGTCTTGAGCGAGCCGGGTGAGGTCTGTTACACTTTGGAGATTGCCCATTCTAATCTATGGTTGTTCTATTTTTATGACCGCGCAATGTAGAACAATAAGCCAATGGCAACCAGATTCATAAATCCAAAGAGAGAGAGGAGATTCATAGCAGAGCGATTCTTCTCCTCTGTGAATTCTACCATACGCTTTCTCAGATCCTGAAGGTTGGTCTCACTATTCAAGATGCGAGCGTGAGTCTGTAAAGTAGAATAGGTAGACGCAATGTTTGTGTTCATCGCATTGATTTCCGTATTCTGCTGACGCATTTCAGCAGAGCGCTTCTGCGCGATAAAATTGGTGATTTGAACAAGATCATT